GGCTGAAGCTTGTCTCAAAGGGGTCGAAACCGCTCAAGCAAAAGCCGACTACATCATGGAGGGCACAGAACCAACCCCAGATCGGCCTGAGGGCTCTCCTGGTCTTCGGATGCTCTACGGCAAAAAGGACCAGTGTGATGAGGTCTTGATTGCCTTTGAAGATGAATACCGCGACCAGATCACTGCGTATTTCTCGATGTAGTTATGGACAAACCAGGTTCTGAGGACCTCTATTTGGTTGAGGTTCAATTGCCTTCTAGTGGAGAATGGATTGCCATCTCTAAGCACGACAACTACGACAGCGCGAGCGCTTTTGGTTGGGCATGCGTCAACCCTCTCCCATGGCGGCTTCGTCCTACCAGTTCCCCACCCGCAGACACGCAATGAGTTTTGAGAACTTAGGAGCAGTCAAGCGCTCAATCGAGGTTTGGGCCCTTGAGATCAAGGTTGCAGATGATCGGTGGATCATGCGGTCTACCTTCGGCAGTGAGCGCGAGGCCTGTCTTGCAAGAGATAGGGGCGGGTACCAGCCGGGTTGGTCACGTATTACGCAACGTGAGGTGCTATGACATCAGATCCACCAACACATCACTACCGAGAGTTGTGGATTGTAGAGTATCTGCCTCAAAGCGGGTGGTCCTGTTTCTCCTTCCATACAGACAGGGACACTGCAGAGGGAGTTGCTGAGCGGTACGGCAGGGAACTGCCTGGCAACTGCCGGGTCCGCCGGTATGTGCCGGCTCAAGACTATACTGTTTAAGCCACGTCGGTTGCGTGGTTACTGGCAAGCCTCTACCTCAAGGTCTCTCCGCCTTGGGGTTCTTTTTTAAGAGCCCGACCTATTCCATTTCCGTGAAGCCCCGACGGAGTGTTTCGTTTTGAACCCACTTCATTAGGGTCAAGAGGAGAGCTTTGCTTTGGGGGTCTTTACTGGTGACCTCGTACTCTTCGCTCAAGCGTGCTAATCGCGCCATGTTATCATGCAGCTCTCCGACAGACCACTCACGTGGGGATTTCTTGAACATTGCAGCGAGGTTTGGGGGCCAGCGTCTGCGATCTGGCCATATTTGCGAGCTTCGCTCTATTTGATAGGTGTCGCTGTTCCCTTTGAAACCTCGTTTTCTTAGCTCGTCCCTTATGTTTCGTCCGTGAGCGATCCGTGATGTCATCCTAGCCATATCCTCAGATCCTCTAGGGGCGGATTGAAGGGCCTCAATTTCCTCGGCAATGTCCGCCATGTCATCTAGGAGCCTTTCGTTGCTTCGCTTGTCGAGAGGCCAGTTGGCGTCTACCCAAGCTTCGTGCGCTTCCTGTGTCGGTGTGTCTCGACCAGTCTCTCCAGGGTAGTCAGGTTCCGGCGATGTTCGTAAGTTTTCTTGCCCTCGGTTTCGCAATTCTGCGAAGACCTCCTCCAGTTGTTGCTTGACGCCACCGATCATGCGAATGGCATTCTCTTGGAGGTGAGCGGGGAGGGCCTTGGCTTTCCGTGTTAGGTCACGGAGGAACACCATAAGTCCGTCCCTGTGCTCATAGAGCTCCCGCAAGCTATAGCGTTTGAGGGACTTCGTCGCGAGGATTGGTTTGGCTGGGATGTTTAGGCTGGGCACTGATCCTCCTCGTAGTGATGAAAGCTCTGATAGATGCTGAGGTCTACCTCTATCGTGCTCTCGCGGCTAGCGAGGTGGAGGTCGAATGGGCACCTGATGAGTGGACCTATGTCTGCAAGCATGTTGACGCCAAGGCCTTTTTCAGTGGGTTTCTTGCCGAGACTCTAGAGTGGTTGCCGGATTATAAGCCAGTGCTTGCCTTGGGTAGTTGGGTGAGCTTCCGTCGGGGTCTTTACCCTGACTACAAGGCCAATCGTCGGAAGTACCGCAAGCCAGCCGGGTTCAGGCGTTTGTTTGAGTGGGTCGAAGAACAAAGCCCTTGGGAGTCACGGTCCCTAGAGCACGCTGAAGGCGATGACGTCTTAGGGGTGCTCTATGAGCCAGGGGACGTAATCGTCAGCACTGACAAGGACGCGCTGACCCTGCCAGGTTTCCATCTGGGGGTAGACGGGAAGATCTTTGAGGTGACGCGGCAGGAAGCCGATCACCGCTTTTATGCCCAAGTGTTAACCGGGGACAGGAGCGACAACTACCCCGGGTGCACGGGTGTCGGACCAGTGACGGCGGAACGGTTGTTGGAGGGCTGCTCGAGTGAAGCTGAGATGTGGCAAGCAGTCATCAAGGCGTATGAGGACGCGGGTCTGCATAAGTCCTTCGCCTTGAACCAGGCACACCTAGCCCGTATCCTTCGTGCAGGGGAGTACGACTTCGACCATCAGGTGCCTGTACTATGGAATCCTCCAAGCCTCATCAGTGATGACACCGCTCGTGAGCGAAGAGCTGTTTAAGCACCTTGTCCAGACCTTCTCTTGTGAGTTCCGAGCACACATGTCTCACCGAGAGCTGGACCAAATGCTAGGGCGACAGGAAGTGATTGGGTACCTCAGGCGTCTGTATCAAGAAGGGACGACGACCTCTTATGACTTGTCTTAGGGGGTGGTTCTGATGTGCTTTGGTGGTGGTGGTGGTCGCGGGACCATCTACATGCCGGACACCAGTGCTTATGACAGGATGCTCAATCTGCAGCTGGAGGCGATGCGTCAGCAACAGGGGAGCAATAGCCAGATGGCGTTGGGTCAGCTACAGCTCGACCAAGCACTGCGAGGCCAACAGCAGTCGCTGACTGCATTTCGTGACTACAAGCGTCAACGCGCAGAGAATGCACAAGCCCATGCCAACCGTATCGCGGCCTTGATCGGGCCTCCAGTACCAGAACAGTCGGCGAAGCCACCAACGATCGGGAGTGATCGCGCTACGGCGACCAAGCCCCGAGATCGCGATAGCTTGCGAGTGACCCGTGCCAAGTCCACCCGTCAAGGCAAGGGCACTGGTCTTAACATTACTACCTCTTAACGATGTGTTTTGGTGGCGGCCCTCGTTCTCCTCGAATCATCTATCAGGGCCCGAGCTCAGCAGACATTCGGGCCTATCAGCAGGCATTAGAGAATTACCGGCAGCAATCAATGGAACAGAACCGCCTGTTCTCGCTCTCAATTCAGCGGCAGGTTGATGCCGCCCATACTCAAGCAGAGGATTACCGGACTCGCTTGGTGCAGGAGCAAGAGCGAGCAGCAGCCCGCAATGCCGAGCAGCTGCAAGGAGCCTATCGTGTTAGCAGTCGGGAGGTGGCGCCTCCACCAGATGCAGAGACGACCCAGCTAGCCCCAGTGGTCAGGGGTGACAAGAGGCCTTCGCTGCGGGTAGGAAGAGAATTGGCGAAGAAGAGACAAGGCACCGGCCTCAACATCGGAATCTAGCGATGTGCTTTGATACAAAGCTAGAATCACTTGCATCAACCGCCCCAAACCCGTACGAGACAACCTTCCCTATGCGCTCAAACCCGCAAGGTGAGTTGAGCGACAATGGGATGTATAGGTTACGAAACAATAAGGAGCTCGACCCACTAGGCTTCCTAACTCCCCGCAGCAGGGATGGAGAGTGGTACTCGGACAAACCAGTGAATTGGCAACCTTATAATGTTTATTATGACAACCCTTATCTAGACGCCGTTTGGGACGAGGATTCTGGTGGGTGGTTAGTGACTGAGAAAGATGCGTTTCAACATTATCCGATTTTTCTCCCATCGACAGGTATAGATACCCTAACCGGACGGTATAATGCATCCAAGGCCACACTTGCAATACTAAAGCATGATGCAGGACTCCCTCCGCACCTAAGACCGCTCCACCGGACTGGTTACACCGACGCAAAGTTTGCTGAGCTTATCCGAGCTGAGGAGGCGGCGCTCAGCCGTACGGGGAGTCAGCTTTGGCAACGGCAAAGGGAAGACATCCGCAAGGATGCTCTCGCTCGTCTTAGAGAGAAAGAAGCAGCTGAAACCAGGCGCCAAGCAGAAGCACGTCAGCGTTTGTTTGAAGAGCAGCAACAGGCCTTGGCAGACCAGACTCAGCAGATTAACGAACTGAGGGCTGAACAAGACGCCCAGCAGGAACAGCTGGGACGAGAGCGCCTGGCGACTCAAGCTGGCGTTAGGTCCTTGAATATCTTGTCTTCACTCGGTTCTGAGGGATCTACTGCCCCGACTGCCGCCTTGACTGGTGGTCCCTTTCAACAGCGGGGAAGCAAGCGGAGGCCCGCTCCGCAGTCATTGCGTATTGGGTCTTCACGTCAAGCCCCTAGTGTGGGCTTGAATATTGGGCTTTAGATGAGCTGTGCGGCGCGCTATCGAGCGCTAGAGACCAATCGGAACTACTATCTCGAGCGGGCACGCAGGGCGGCACGTCTTACGCTGCCTTATCTGATCCCCTATGGGGACGCTGACCACTACGATGAGAACCAAGAGTTCCCATTGCCGTGGAACGGCATTGGTGCCAGGGGCGTCCATAACCTCGCCAGCCGCCTGTTGCTGGCCTTGCTGCCGCCAACCGAGACGTTCTTCCGTTTCACCTTCGATGACATTGAGCTTGCCAAGAGTCAGCAAGAGTTGATCGCCCAAGGCGTGCCAGAAGAGGAGCTAGATAGCCAAAAGAGTGAGTTCGATCTGGCGTTAGCGCAACTTGAGCGTGCGGTGCTGCGCAGCATCGAGTCCAGCAACGATCGGGTGGCAGTCCACGAGATGCTGCTGCACCTCATCGTTGGTGGGAACGCACTGATGTATGTCTCAGAGGAGGGCTTGAAGTGCTTCCACCTCAATCGCTATGTCTGTCGACGGGACTTGATGGGTAACCCCTTAGAGGCGGTGATCTGTGAGGCTCTGTCAGTTGAGACCCTCCCCGACAAGGCACGAGAGCTCCTTGATGAGCAAGACGGTGAGGTGATGGGAATTGTGGACGATGACCAGACCCCCCACTACGAACGTGTGGTCAAGCTTTACACCCATGTGCAGTGGGAAGGGGATGAGGTGACTTGGTACCAAGAGCTCAAGGATCAGGAGGTCCCCGGATCACGTGGCATGGCACCCGTTAGCGCCTCGCCATGGCTGCCTTTGCGGATGTACAGGATTGATGGGCAGGGCTATTCCCCGGGCTACGTGGAGGCTGCCTGCATCGCCGATCTCTACACTGCTGAGGCATTGAGCCAAGCGATCGCTGAGGGTTCGTTGGTGTCAGCTCAGGTGAAGCACCTCGTCAAACCCAGCGCTCAAGTCAATCCCAAGAAGTTGGCGGAGGCTGCTAATGGGGCCTACGTCTTGGGGGAACCCGATGATGTCCAGACCATCCAGACGAACAAGGGGAGCGATCTAGCTGTTGCGATGCAGGGCCTCGCGAGGATCGAGGCCCGGCTGGCTCAGGCGTTCATGTTGGCTGATGTGCGCGATTCCGAGCGTACCACAGCTGAGGAGGTGCGATTGCAGGCACTGCAGATCGAGAACTCTCTTGGGTCGATCTATGCCATCCTCACCACCGAGTTCCAGCACCCGTATGTTTCCCGCAAGCTGGCACTCTTAGTTCGTCAGAAGAAGCTCCCGCAGTTGCCGGAGGACCTAGTCCAACCGGTGGTGAGTGTTGGTCTAGCAGCCGTTGGCAGGGGCAATGACCTGGAGAAGACTGCTCGATTCATGGGGATCCTTCAGCAGACTCTTGGTCCCGAGGGATTGGCCACTTACGTGAAGCCAGCAGAGCTCATCCGGCGCCTGGCGGGTGCGATGGGAATCGACATCATTGGACTAGTCAAGACTGAGGAGCAATTGATGGCTGAACAACAGGCCCAACAGCAGATGGCGATGACGCAGCAAGCGATGGCTGCTGGTATGGCGGATCCACAGAAACTGGCCAATGCCGCGGCCACAACGCAACAAATGCAGCAGATGCCAGAATCAACAGAACCGCAAGCTGTCGAGGGACCGTCGGGATGACTGATGAAATGCAAACCCGCCTAGGGGAACCGAGTATGATTGCCCCCGGGCAGGAAGAACTTGCTAAGGGCTTATCAGAGGAGATCCAACAAGAGGAGGCACAGAAGGCACTAGAGGAGTGGGATGAACTCGCTCCTCAGCTTGATGAGTTCCTTAAGTCAATGCCTACGGAGGAGGCACCGGAAGAACCGTCAGCTGATCGCTTATTAGCAGGGAAGTTCAAGAATACCGATGAGCTAGAGAAGGCCTACATCGAAGCGGAGAAGCTCATCGGGCAACAGGGTAAGCAACCTGCGACTGAACCGGCCCCTGAGCAGTACACCGTTGAAATGGGCCAGCAGTTGTATGGGAAGCCTCTAGCAGAGGCTTTTCAGGCAGCCGCCATTAACCCATTGGCAATGGCGCAGAAGGTGTATGCCGGGCAAGACGTCACCAGTGAGGTTGATGCGTTGGTGTCTAGAGCGGGGTTGTCGCGCCCACTAGTGGAGACCTACCTCCGTGGGGTCACTGCCCGGGATGCGAGCTTGGAGCCGGCTAGCCCCGGGTTGAGTCTTGCCGACGTTGCCGAGATCAAGGAGGCCATCGGGGG